TTCTAGGTGGTTCTCATCTTGCGAAGGAAGGATCCCTCGCTTGACCAGAAACTTCAGCAAAGCGCCAGACCCTGTCGTTGTAGACGAAGGTGTCTTACGCCGCACTATAGCCCCCTTGACAAGGGGGCTGTGCAACTCTGGATCAAGCCATTCCACCTGGTAAGGTAGAACAGACTCTCTTCCGAGTCCTGCTGTGGTAGAATCAACTACCTTCCAGTGACCCTTGAAAAGGGTCATCAGACGGTCATCAATCCTGGCGACTGTCTTCCAATAACCACTCCAGTAAAGGAGGTTTCGGAAAGCAACCAACCCAACCACACCATCAACATCAGCAAGTGACCGAGGCAACTCATGACGTAAGCGAACGGGTGTAACCCACTCGCCATCATAGTAGTCGCCTCCGCAAGATTCACGGAATTTGCCATTCCAGAAACTCTTGTCCTTGTTCACGACGAGCCCAAAAAGCTCGAGGAACTGAGTCACTCGTTGTACACAATCTACGGGGACAACAATATCATCTCCGTAGACACGCACCTTACCCCGCAAGTCATAAAGGAGCTTGCGGTTCACTGGCACACGGCGCTCATATGCTATCGCTGCGATGATGATGGTTGTGAAAACCATCGCCTCAACAGGGAAGCAAAGCGCGGAGCCCATAGACGCGAACTTGGACAAGGGTATAACCCCAAATCCAGGCACGTCTGCATGTGTGCTCCTCGTCGCTTGGATCGCCTCAGATAACCGAGGAAACCTTTCGAAAAGGAGACGCACATGAGAGTTCAAGACACGATCGGATGCTTCGCTCAGATCGAGCGTAGCGAGGCTGCCATCGAGGCTGCCCTTTTGAGCCAGGAAGCGATTTGTTTCCTGGTCTGCAAATCCGATGAACCATCCCCCGAGGTCGAACTCCTTACCACCCAAGGGTGGAGGAAATTCGTGACTGTGCTCCAGGCGATAAACAACCTGGAAGCACAATCCCTGCTGAGCATACTGCATAGCAGTAGGCTCGATGGCGATGATTCGGGGAGTCTTGTCCGTCTTAGGAACTGGAGTGACCTTTACAGGCACCTCAGCACCAGGCTCGAGGAACTGGACACTGTCCAACTCATCTTCAAGAGCGAGTTGGGGGAGAGCGTAATCTCCGTAAGGAAACACACTCTCCAACCTCCGAGGCCACTGCTTGATGGTGAACTTCGCGTTCCCGCGAAGGCCGTCAGCAGTAGCGCCGGGACCGTGCCTAGGGACGACATGGAAGACACTGGTTGGATTGACGATTTTGCTGTCAAGCTCCTCAGTGACATAGGACGACCAGAAAGACGTTCGATCCTTTCGGAGCGATACGTTGCCTGGTTGCTTCTGAATTCCGATGATTAAATCCATCGGATCAGACCTAGACATGTCGCCTCTCACACTGGATGCCCCCTTTCGGGGGTAGTTGTGTGACTCTTCCTGATTAAGGGAAGTCACCCAGTGATGAGAGAGCTGATGCTTGTCGAGGAGAGAATTCTCGACATGAGAAAACACATCAGCCCAAAGCAGAGTGGACGCTTTTCGGAAGAGGGGGAAGATCTCTTCTTCAAGCTTACTGGTGTCCAACTCAGCCAGTTCCTGCTCAATCTTGACGAATTGCCGCATAGCGCGAGAGATACGTGCTTGAGAGCACTGCCTCTCGATCTTGCCGAAACACATGGTTAACATGCGAACGGCACGGATGCAATCTACACTTGGTTCGTCAAGAAGCGTACCAGATGGGTCGAAGATTTGACTAAGGAAACCTCCTAGAAATAGGGGGAGCCCCCCTCTTTTCTTGAATGAAGAAAAGAGGCTAGAGTCAAGGGCCTTCGCATCGAGAGCCTTGTCAAAGGCTTTCGAGAACGAAGGCAGCGTAATCGTTAAGAACGATTCGCCTTCCGCTTCGACCCGATCCGTGACTGTCTTAATGTCACGGACGGCGCTTGTACCGCACCAACTCGCACTTTCGAGCGCGAGTTCTCTCCACAGTGACGTCAGTCTTTTCATGCATCCTCCTAATCAGAGGTAAGCAATACCTAGACTGACGTAACACAGAGACAGGCATCTCAACCTGTCAGCTTTCGCCACCCAGAAGCTGGGTGATGGCAGCTCCACTAGAAGCACTGAGGAAGGCTAGAAAGCCATCCACCAAGTTCTTCTGCTGGACGACGGTCAAATACCCCACCTTGGGAGTCCGGGACACAAGCCAGACAGAGTCTGTCGTGTCGAGGAACTCACCAGTGGTGAGAGGATTTGCCACCGTCTGAGTACGATCGAGGCGGATCATCCGCTGGTTCTGCGCTCCCAAAGAATGGGAAATCGCGAGCCGGTGGGTTCCGTCATTGGTCTGAAAAGCACCTGAATTGGTGCCCATGCTGGTCCTCTTGAGGGCCTGCGCGACCGCATTGATCGTAATAGTCGGGTCAGCGTACATCAGTCATCTCCTGTGTTGAGTGAGTGGGAAAATCCCACACGTGGTTGAAAAACCCTAGGGTATAACCCCTAGAGCCACGGTCAACTACCACTTGGATAAACCAAGTGCAGCGACGATGGCAGTCTGCTTCAGGGATAACCCCGAATAGGACACGCCGAACCCAAATGGTGTCGCGGACAACCTCGATTTAGTTTCCTTAATCGTGGTGTGAGTACACATCGGACCAGAACCGGACAGACGTCCTGAATCCTGGCGAGTGTACTCCATATGGCACATGATGTAGCCATTCCGGATCACCAAACCGTCGGTTCCTAACGCGGAGATGTTATGCATGACGTCTCCAACGTTGCCAAACCAATCGGCGGCCCAGCTCCACGGAGAGAGGTTCCAAAGAACCTCTGGCGAGAGGTCGATGCCCAGGAGTTTCCTGGCATACGAACCATAGCGACGAAATTTGTCGTTTCTGGTTTGACCGGTGGGTAGATGGTAGATGTATTCCACCTCTAACCACTTCCTCTGCCGGCGGTGTTGATAACAACCGCCCTGTGTGTAATTCCCGCCTCCGGCGACTGCACTGCCAAAGCTCATTGGCTCGGCATGCGACTCTTCGGAGAGAGGAAACTCGTACCCTCGTTGAATGACTTTGTTCGCCTGCTCCTGGTAGGAGCGGAGAATTTGGTCACTATTGTCAACGGTTTTCGCAAAATCGCGAACACCGCGGACCAAGGGTAGCCACCCGAACTCGAGGTTAAGATACTCCCCTCCGGCCGCTTTCGCGCGCCGAGTGGTTTCTCTGACCGCAGTTCCGGGTAGGTTCGGAAGACCCTCAGCTCGCAACTCTCCTAAGAAGACAGAGAGATCAAATGCGGGTGAGGTTGGCTCAGTGCGGGCAATGGCAGTAGTGCCATCGGCCAAAAGCTGAGCGTCTGAAGGAGCTGTGTACTGTTGCATTGGGTACACAGAGGCTAAAGCGGATCCCATACGCGTTGTTCCCTGGAATAAACCAGAGTTGACGCGCTGGGGCGGGCCATTGAACGTCTGAATCGATCGATTCAGATGCCAAGGGCCACCTCCCGACCACCTCCCATTCAGTCTAGCATGACTGAAGGTAACCTCACTCTCGGAGCTTGAAACTCCAGCGAGTGAGTACGGTGACCAGCCAACGAAGATGCTCGATCGTTTTTGCCCCGCGAGGGGTTCAGACGACCAAGAGCGTGACTTCGTCTTTCCAGACATAATCTTCCTAGCGAGTGCTGAAATGGTACACCCCTGGAGAGAGGTGCAAGCGTGGCGTGAGCCCTCAC